TTGCCATAATCGTCAGACGCAGTTCTCCATCACCGTCCATAGTCCAAATGTTGTCATCAACAAAGAATACCTCAATGTCAAGATTTTTCAAAGCACGAGTGTGGGTGAGAGTGTCAACTGTATTTCGTGCGAAACGGCAGACTTCACGGGTTACAATCAAATCAAACTTTTTCGTTTCAGCGTCGGCAATCATTTTCATAAAAGCAGGACGCTTCTTTGCTTGCGTTCCCGTGATACCTTCATCGATGTACTTATCGACAACTTGCCAGTTTGGGTAACGTCTTGCAATATCCTCATACCATTGCATTTGATTTTCCAAAGCCGAGAGCTGAGCCTCGTGTTCCGTAGAAACTCGTCCGTAGAAAACAACCTTTCTCGGTCTGTTTCGGTCAAGTAAAAATGTATTCATCTGCATAATCTATCCTCCTGTGATTTATAGAATTTAACACTTTAAAGCATTATATCTTATAGAGGAAGATTTGTCAAGTCCTTTATGGGCTTATGCAGATTTTTCAGAAAATCATTCAAGGGGTTTGGGGTCTCCCAACAAGTTTTTTGTATTTGTCGGCACACGGATTTTCTTTGAAAATGAGGGAGTGTGGCCACAAATGCTATGCTTGCTGTCAACGAAGTTGCAGAAAGCATAGTTTACAAAAAACGGACTGTGTCTATACACAGGCGATGCTTGCTCTCATCTGAAAACGAAAAAGAGCAAGCCGCAAAATTGACGCAGTGTATAGACAAGTCATATGCTTGCTGTCTGCTGAGTTTAAAAAACGAATGATTAACTTTTTCAAGAAAGCTTCGCAGAACGCACATACCATCGGTGATGGTATATAAGTGCGCCCTTGTATGTTGCAAGGGAAAAATGAAGCTTGTTCAGTCTGAAAAAATTCATCTGAACTCAAAAAGGTATGTACGTACGTACGCAGCGTTTTCACTTGGAATAAAAAATTTTATTCTCTCTCCGGCAAAAAATAGCCGCCCGATTGTCATTTGTGCTGACAGTCGGGCGAAATAATACATAATTATACTAATGTTAAACTTCTTAAAGAACTGAACGAATATACTCGATTAATTTCGAGGCTTCTATATGTAACGAAAAAATTTCATCAATCGTTTTTTCTAATTTATATTCCAAAAAATTTCCGTGAACCATTTTATTTCTTTCGTTTCCTATTTCTAAGAAGGCCTTGACTTGCGATTGCAATTCTTCATTTGATTTAATTTCGTTAGCAATCTTCTGCTTGAAGTCCGCTCCAAACAATCCTAAAAAACTATTTATGTTTTTTTCATTCCAATTGAAAAATGTATGATATTGCCGCTGTATAGCTTTATTGTTCATAAAATCAAAAACTCTGTCATCAGTTGAATGCTTTTTGACAAATTCTTGGATAATAGATGTGATTTGGTTTTCATAAAAACTGGCGCACGAAAGTAATAATATTTTTCGATAGTGGTTATTTACTTCAATGGACTCTGAAATTTTGGCTTGTGATGTTAAAAAATTGGATAATTCTTTGTAGTCTTCAACGAATTTTTGAATAGGAGATAACATCTGCCTACCTCCTATTCGAATTCTATTAACGAAATAGCACGATCGATTCTATTAGTTACATTTGCTTTTGAAGCTACACTTCCTTGGTTAGAATTAATAAATGATGTGTCTTCTTTTAATTTCAAAACACTGGCATTGGTAATTTTAACATCAATTGTTTGTTCTTTTTCAAAAAAAGGTTTTGCAGTAGCAACAAAAACAGATTCAAAAAGAGATATTGCAAATTGATTATTTTTCGTACAAAATATTCCATCGTTAAGATGTGAACAGCTATTTAAGAAAGATATAAATAGGTTGTATAAATAATCTATTGTGTCATCCTTGAATAGGTTAGCTTTTTTTGAAAAAGAATTTAAAAATTTGCCCATAGGTGAACTGTATTTTTTATATTCAAATAACATTGCAAATGAACGTAACAAAATCTCTATATCTTTGAAGTGAATATCCTCTTTTTCTTGGTGTAACAGATTTCGCCACCTTGGCATATTGTTAATTTCAAAGAGTTTTTTATAAAAGTCAGAATAGTATAAACTCATTCTTATTTCTTGTGGCATAAGATTTTGTCCACCTGTATTTAACCGGTTAAATATTTCATATATTGCCGAATCATCATCCGGTTCGTTTTGCTTGATTACAACTGAACGGATCGTTCTTAATATTTCAAAAGTATATTTATATTCACCTAATGTTTCAAATTTAAGCTTATCAAACTTATTCTTTTCTTCACTGGTTAAAGATGGCAGTTTTAAAGAGAAATTCTTAAAGTATTTATCATCATTTAACACTTCTGAATTTATTTTAGTGTCACCGGTAAGATATTGTCTTAATATTGTTTTGCCTTCTTTTGTAGGAAAACGTTGTTTCATAAAAAAATAGATAGAAAGTAATCTTTGCTGACCATCAATTACATAAAAGCTATTTTTACCTTGCTCATATAAAAATACTTGCGGAACAGGTAAGCCTAAAATTATAGATTCTATAAGCTTGGAAGCTCTTTTTTCATCCCACACATAGTTTCTTTGAAAAGGTGGCATTTTTATTACGCCATTATCAATTAAGCTAAAAAGTGTCGAAATATTAAAATCATTGGGAGTTGATGTAATGTCATATTCTGTCACTACAGAATCACTTCCTTCTTCCTCAATTAATTCTTCATACCATTTTTCTTCCATATTATTATTCCTCCAAATATAAATTTATACATGTGAGATGAGATAGGGTACATTTTCTGAGAAAAACGTGTAGTCTGTTATGTTTATAACATATAATGAAAAAATGCAATTAATAATGTATAACCGAAAACCAAGGGCTTGAGATGTTATATTTCCGGTAGTGAACAAATTTCAGTAACTTTTTTCCATTGAATGCGATTCTGTGAGTCAATGAGACCAAGTGCACGCCAAAGGATTTGTTCGTACTTTAAAAATGGAGTTTTTGATTTAGTGCCAGCAACACGCTTCGCATTTCTTTTTATACGACCGCTGGCTTCGTATTCAGATTCCATTAAAATTCTAAGCTGTTTAAAGTTTTCTCCGGGATTCTTTTGACTAACGGAATCAAGGTCTAATAGCAAATCTAAATGATGGCCTGTTGTGAGAACTTCTCGAGTAAAATAATCAACAAATATTTTACTACTGGGTCCGTTTGCCAATCCTAAGTGGTAGAGCTTAAAACCTGAATCTGTAAGTGAGCCTTCTGAGTCAATAACCTGCATATGTTTGAGAAATGTAACAAGATTCTTTCTAACTGCAGTATATGCGTTATCTCCTGTACAACTGCTGTCAATGTCTTCGCTTACCATAGAAGCCCATTCATTTGGCGCAGCCTGTTTTTTGATGAGGGCAATTTTTTTCTCCAAATAAACAAGATTTTTTCTTCCACCTAGTGTTTTTATTGGATTACCCATAATATCCTTAACAGGCTGAGGGGTGAAATCTGTAAGTATATTTTGGGGTATCATGCGTTCTTTCCAACAAGAAACAAAAGCGTCTCCATCAATAACCCCAACTTTCTTCAAGTAGTAATAATGAAGAAGCAAATGGAAAAGTTCAACGGGCATATCTTGATGTTTTGCCCAATATCGGTCTGAAGCGGGAGTATGTGATTGCGAACCTTTTGTTGAATTGAGAGTGGAAACATTATGTGCGAGCGTTAATTTTGTAGGATTATTATTATCATAGACAATAAGTCCAACAGGTACTTTATCTTTAAATTGTGTTTGATAAAGTTCTGTCAGAAAATCGCCCATATTGAAACCATCAATTATTTGTGGCGAAATCAGATATGCAAGGTCGCAACGCTTTAAATAAGCTACGCTTTGTCCTACACCAGTAAGCATTCCACGCTTCGTTTCCGTAGCAGGCTTAAATTCAAAAGATGCTAATCGTTTATTAGTTGGGTCGTAAAATGCTGCATCTGGAGACGGAAAGTCAGCACTGGTGCCAACTCTGTAAAAATCAGAACCACAATTACCGTTATATTGCCATGTGGCAGATTTAAAATTCTGTAAAATAGCATCTGTGGTTGCTTTTGCTAACACGTGATGATTTAATGCCATAATATATTACTCCTCCAACATAGATTTTTTTGCTAAATGCGTTGCAGAATCCTCGCTCCACTCCTTGTTGACAACTGTGCGTAGGCGTTCTCCAAAAGTCTGAGCAACAATGCAGGGGAATGCATTTCCGACCTGTAAACACTGATTGATAATCGGTCCGACAAATTCGAATTCATCAGGAAACGTTTGAATACGTGCGGCTTCTCGTACAGTTAATGTTCTATTAAGTGTAGGATGTACGGGAAGTGCATTATGTCCGGGAACGATTGTACACGATGGCTTTTTTCTATCCAATCGAGCAAAAACGTGGCTGAAATTGGCTACTGGTTTGCCAGTTTTTGTTCCGAGTTTTAAATGTTCAGGCAATGCGTTCACGTCCATTTTTTCACCCTCTGGAATATAAGAAAACCTTTCTTTAACCACTTGCGAGTGATTTGGGGCACGATGATTTTTATATTTTTCTAACGTGCTTTCATCTGCAAGGTCGGTTAATACTTCTTCTACTGTTCTATAAGGATGTTGCCACGATTCGGGCGATTCATAGTATTTTGCTTTTGGAAATGGAAATGCAAGACCGGTTTTAGTACCAATTAAAATAAATCTGCGTCTTATTTGAGGTGCACCATAATCAGCTGCATTTATCACCCTATGTTCGGTTTTGTATCCATGTTCTTCAAAGTAATTTACAATGGTTTTAACGTATTCACCATTATGTGCAGATAAAATGCCCGGTACATTTTCCATAATAAACCAAGGCGTTTCAGAACGAACAACAATATTTGCAAAAGCAAAAACTAAGTTATTACGTTGGTCTTTGGTTAAATCGTGATTCTTAGTATTTACAAATCTTCTATTTCCAAAGATTGAAAAGCCTTGACAAGGGGGACCACCAACAACGAGGTCAACATTTGCTGCTTTAAGTTTTTCTGCAACAATGAGCTGGTTTTCTTCTGTTGATAAGTCTATCTGCAAACATTCGTGGTTGAAATTTTTACGATATGCTTCAACAGCATAATCGTTAAACTCAGCGCCTAATACGCATTCCAGACCAGCTTGCTCTAATCCTTGAGTAAAGCCTCCGGCACCGCAGAACAGGTCTCCGAATTTTAAGGTTGCACGTTTAGCTTTACGCGTATTTGTTGAATCAACAGATGAATGCTTATCAACAAATAACGAATGGTCAGGCAAAATTCCCTCATATTTTTCTCCATCAATAAACTTGCGCACACAATCTGCAATTTTAGCAGCCATTAAAGGTGGAACAGCATTTCCAACTTGAATGCACTGTGACCTACGGTCGCCACTAAAAATAAAGCTATCAGGAAATGTTTGAATTCGCGCCCCTTCTCGTGGCGTCAAACTTCTGTCAAGAACTGGATGCACAGGAAGAGCATTGTTTCCGGGCACAATAGTTGATGAAACTTCGTTTCTATGTAAACGGGTATAGGTATTTCCGAAATTTTTTCTGCGTATATCTTCGGGAAGTTCTTCTGGTTTTGGTAATTTACCACCTTCTGGAATTAGCTGGTATCGTCTGATAACAACATCTGAGTGGTTTAATGCAATATGGTTTGGAATTTCTTCACCTTTATCCATCAAATCGTTAATCGCTTCACCAACATTAGCAAATGATTTAATACTTCCATAAGAAGATGATGTTTTATTTGGAAAAAGAAACTGCTTTTTCTTGGTAGTACCCACAATAAAAATACGCTCTCTCTTTTGAGGAACACCATATGCAGATGTATCAATCAGTGAATAGTGAAGATTATATCCTATTGACATAAACGAAGAGATTATTTGATTGAAATATCTACCTTCAAACATAGTATATAATCCCTTAACATTCTCAAAAACAAAGCATTTCGGACGAAGTGCATCTACTATTTTTACGTAGCTTTCAAAAAGCATATTTCGTGGGTCAGCGGAATTTTTATTTCCCATATTTGAGAATCCTTGACAGGGAGGACCGCCAATTATAACATCAATTTTTTTGTTTCCGATATATTTTTTTATTTCTGAAAGGGACAATTTTCTGATATCTCCCAAAAGATAGGTTTCATCGGGATAATTTAGTAGATATGAGTCGTGTGCTTGTTGCATAATATCACTTGCTAAGAGACCTTCAAATCCAGCCTCTTTAAATCCGATATCTAAACCACCCGCACCAGTAAAGAGAGAAATATAATAATGTTTTTTATTAGACATCGTTGCTTCCCTCCGTTAATTCCTTGCTTATGTCAAAATCAATATTGTTTCTACGGCAATATTCATCAATTAATTTCATAGTCTTATATGCAGGTTTGGTTTTTCCAGATTCCCATCGATTTACAGTAGCAAAAGAAACTCCCAACTCTTTAGCCAATGCTTCTTGGCTGAGAAGAGATTTTTGCCTTATGAATTTTATATTTTCGGAAAAGTTCATTTTACATCCTCCATACTTACAGAGTTATAACATTATTATAGCATATCCTGAAATTTTTTTCAATCAGTATGTCAAAAATAGTTGTTTGTTTGCGCTATCATATTAAATAATAGTTGAGGTCTGCTGTCATAGGTGATTACTCATATCTGCGTACACACAAAAATCCCGTATCCAACATAATCGTCGGATACGGGACTTATTGTTATTTACCGAATTCAATGTGGACAGCCATAGACATATCCTGCCATTGAAATTCTCTGAGATATTTTCCTTTAGACTTCTGATAAGCTCTCGCCATTTCAAAGGTTATCGGAAAATCCCATTCTATTGCCACCTTAGAGAATAATCCCTTATCTGAGTGCAGCCTGTGCAGTAATCTGCGTAGGCAGTCAAAATTGACAATGCAGATATTATGTACATCGGAAGCGGTTTTGTCCGCTTCCTCGCCGTATAAATACACATACGGTCTTTCTTTGGAGTTCGCTCTGCCTTTGACTGCAAGGTTTGTCTGCGTTTCGGTATCAGCCCCTGTGGATAAATGCCACTCATACACGCCTTCGCTTGTGGGAATAACAGATGAAACAATATCTTCCAATACCTCGCGTCCGAGCTCTGTTTTGCTGTCGGAAATGTCATTTAACGCCGAGATAATCTTATCAAGGTCAAGTGTATCAGTTGTAGGAGTTACAGGGGATACAGATGTCGCCTGACTTCTGAGGTTTTTGATTTGTGCTTCATATTCTGCACGCTTCTTATTATATTCCTCTTTAGTAATCTCTCCGTCAGTACGCATATCAATCAGAGCGTCGAGTTTCCTTTCAAGCTTTGTAATTTCAGCTTCATAATCAAAAGTCGGAACAGCTTCGGGAGCACTCTGCGTATAATACTTCTTGATATATTCAAGTGCGTCCTGCATATCCTTAGCTCTGTTTGCCCAATGTTCATCAAAAATAAACTCGCCCATCATATCCATTTTCCACTGAAGAACAGTCTTGTTATCGCAATATCCTTCCGTTTCAAGTCCAGCCTTTTTGCGATTAGCCGCATTGCCGTGATTGAGCTTGTTGTAACAGATATAGCAGAAGGTCTTGCTGCCGTCATCGTGCTTGTGATAAACATTTTTTCTGAATTTCGAGCCACAGGTACAACGTAATTTTCTCTGCCATAAATCTGCCGACGGATTATATCCCGTTGATGTGGTATTGCCGAACTTGTCCTTGCTGACAATTCTTCTTTTTGCAAGAAGCTCGTTGCACTTATTCCACTGTTCTTCGGTAATAATCGGTTCAAAATCGCCCTTTTCATAGATATAACTATCTCTGTCACGATTGGTGATACGTTTCTGCTCTAAGTAGTTGTTGCTTCGGCTCTTGTTGTAACATACACAGCCTTTGTAAGTAGCATTTGCAATAACACGGGTGATATAGGATACATCCCAACGAACAAGCCCCGACGAATTTTTACGTCCACGCTCAGTCAGCACTTTTGCAATTTTAGCACCGCCCAAGCCTTGCTCGTAAAGGTCGAATATCATTCTGACAGTTTCGGCTTGCTCAGGATTGATAGTATAACTTTCACCGGCCTTGCGGTCGTATCCGAGAATGTTACCACTACCATACAGCATTTTATTTTCACGACTGATTTTCTGCCCTGCCTTTACTCTTTCGGAAACCTTTCTGCTTTCTTCCTGAGCAAGAGTCGCCATAAGAGAAAGTCGAAGTTCTCCGTCGCCGTCCATTGTCCAGATGTTATCGTCTACGAAAAATACTTCAACGCCGATATTTTTAAGTTCACGAGTAAAGTTGAGCGTGTCAACTGTGTTTCTTGCAAATCTGCATACTTCACGAGTAACAATCAAATCGAACTTTCCCGACTTTGCGTCCTCAATCATTCTGAGGAAAGAAGGTCTTTTCTTCGCCTGAGTTCCTGTGATACCCTCGTCAATGTACTTGTCAATGACGTTCCAGTTGGGGTGATATTTCGCCTGGTCGGAATACCACTGCATCTGATTTTCGAGAGCAGAGAGCTGTGCTTCGTGTTCTGTGGAAACTCGTCCGTAAAATACAACTGTGCGTTCACGATTTCTGTCGAGTGTGCTTATATCAAAATAATTATTTCTTGTCATTTTTATATCCTCCTGATTCAAAGATTTTAACACTT